AATGTGACAAAGTCGCCCGTTACCCCGCCGTGAGCGGTATCGGTTACTGTAACTGTGGTTGTCCCGTTACCGGCGAAAGGATTGTTGTTAATTGTAGAAGACGCCCGCAGTGGGGTGATGTCGTAATACGTACCGCCGTATTCAATATAGAACTTTAAATTGGTACCAACGCCCAATAAGTTAGCGCCGCCTAACGTCACCCAGTTCCACAAAGAACGGCAAACCCCAAGGAAAAAATTGGCTGAAATGCGTGTCCACCCACCGATTTTCTCAGGTGTACCTTGACGAAAGCGCACCTTGTCGGACACATAGTATCCGTTTTCAGATGTGTAACGAGTGTTCTCTCTGTTTACACCGGCTTTCAGGGTAAGTTTTTTCAGCATCGGCAGTCCTACGAAAGAAACACGGCGCGTTCGTCGATGCGACGTTTTTGCAGCCCTTTGAGAATTTTACCCCCCGCCATGCAATACTTCAAGAGTTCTTCTGCCGCACCTTCCATATCACCACGCATCACCTTCTGGCGCAGAGTTGAACGCTGCAATGTGCCTAGCCCCACATTGAAGGAAAATGATACCAACGCATCAAACTGTCCTTGAGTAAGAGGCACAGGACAATAAGTAGCCACGCCTTTCTCAAAGCGAGCAAGGTCTGCCCTAAGTATTGCATCTACTTCCTCCATTGAATATTTACGCATGGCTTCTGCGGGTGGTGTAAACGCATCCCGCTGATCTATCTTCAGCTTGCCTTGCTCTGGAAACATGACATGGCCGACCCCGATTGTCCAAAGCTTTGCTGGACATTTATACGGGTTTACCCTCACGCCCTCATGGTGGCGGATCATGTGTAAACACTTGTCTGAGATTTTCATTTCCCAAACGCCCGGCCACCAAAGTGGAACGCAATGATTGAGGCAAACAATGCTTGGGTGTCAGAGTCCCACAACATCTCAGCCAACTCAGTGAATGGCACACCACGGCTCCAGCCGTAAGCAAACAGGCCGATGTCAATAAACAACAGCAGGAAGAAGAAGCCGTAGGTGATGACTGGGCGAACAGAAGCGCGAAGGTTCTTCATCCATGTAGATGTACCTTCGTTTAAACTCATATCGTGGGCGTAGACGGCTTGCATTTCTGCCTGCTGTGCGCCAATCAGAACCTGCTGGGTATTGGCCGCGCTCTCTGTGGCAAGCTGTTCTGACTTGATGTGTTCAATACGTTCCTGCGCCTCAAAGCCAGCTTTACGCAGTTCCAGCTCACGGGTGATCTGCATCTGGGCAAGATTTAACTCGTGCTTTTTATCCGCTCGGTCTTGGAAGAATTCCAGAATCTTGGGCAAACCGCCCATTAAAAACGAAATTAGCGTGGAGAGTAGTGTCAGCATAATGATCCTTTACTGTTTACTTTTACTGAGCATAGTACTTGCAATCTGCAGCATCCCTATGGCTTTGGTTAAATCCTTGGGTTCTTTTTCCCACCCGACCGTAATCTGTCCAACAAACCGGCCCTGCTCTGGCGGCACACTGACCCGGCATCCAAAAGTTACGCCCTTGTCGATATACCACAATCCAATCTCGCTTTGGGGCGCGGCATATTCACTGCAAGGTATCTCATTGGCCATCAACGCAACCACATCGCGGTTGTTGGATGAACTCTGTGTAAACAAGCCTACGTCTAAACCTTCATGGGTTCTGTCCCTGCCTTCGCGGGTATACGCCCGATATAGCACCCTTGTACCAAACAGAGGGTTGACTTTGAATATCGCCACCACCGCCGCATTGGTGTTCTTGAACAAATGCGCTGCAACATCTTCCGCCCTGTCCTCTGCAATCGTTGGTAGCTTCTTATTCTCTTTGTACGCCTCAAACAAAAAGGCTTGGTTCTGCCAGACAAAGTACCCAGAAAAAGCAAACACCGCCATGAGTATCAGCGCAAACAGTTTAAACGGGCTGTCTACGTAGGACAGCACCTTACTCAATACGTCTGCTGGCTTTTCTTCACTCATAGACCAACCATTCCAAGTACTTTATTCACAATCTTGTCCGAAATAAAGTTCGGCAATATCTTGATGAAGTCTAAAAACAGATTTGCACCCCACCAAGCACCAATAATCTTGAAGGTCATGTCAGCGGCTTTTTGGTACTCGTTCACCGCCCGCACCTTACTTTAGCGCAGTGCTCCATAACCTCGTAGACTCCAACGTACAACATAAACAACAGGATCGCAAGGCCGCCCAGCATCAAGCCAATTTCAAGTTGGTCTTGCTCTTTCTGTTTACGCTTCTTCTCTTCTTCCTTCTCGCGTCTGGCGTTGTGGGCGTCCTCAACATCCATGGCCTGCGCTCTGGCTTTGATTTTGTTCCACACATCAATCTTGCCCGCTTGCATGAACAGTATCTGCAAGTCAGCCTCAAACGTCTTGGCTTGGTCAAGCGCCATTTCAATCTGAAGCGCAGTCCCCATAGAGGAACCACCCTTTTTCTTAGACTCTACAACAGCCTTAGCCGCAGTTGACTTAGCATCAAAATACTTACCCAGCATCGGCCCAAGCGAGGCCACATCGTCCACGGTCTTGGAAGCCTGCTTAATCAGTTTTACTGCGGACTGAATACCGGCTAGGGCCGTGATCGGATCAATCATGTTTAAACTACGATGTGATTGTTTGACCTACAGAACCCCCAGCCAAGTACGCGCCATTTGCATACACAACACCGCCGGGAGAAGTTACGGAGGTTCTTAAAACCCAGTTAATACCATCTGCGCTTGTGGCAATCCCGGTTGTTTGAGACACAACTACAAAGTTAAATCCGTTGTAATACAAATTAGACGCTACCGAAACTTTTGCATCGACTTGTGTAAAGCTCACGCCATCAGTGCTATATGCCACGCAATTTGTAACTGTTGATGGATTTGTACCGCAAGCCAAGAATAAGCCGTTGGCATAAATAACATCAGTCAAACCGCTGGGTGGGAGATTGGTCGGGGTGAAATAAATCCATGTAACGCCACCATCGCTGGACTTAGCCATAGCGGAACTGTCTGACTTGTAGTAATACAAAGATGCGCCATCCGACACAAGGTACCCAACGGAACCTGTAAATGGCCCAGACGCAGAAACGGTAGTCCAAGTTGAGCCGTCCGATGACGACTTAACATCGCTTGTGGCTAAATTTATAGTTAAAAAATTAGAACCATCCCAAGCAATTGCAGCATTGGAACTACTCACGCCGCTGGGGTTTGTCCAAGTAGTTCCGTTCGTTGTACGCGCTGGAGCACAAGTGCTGTCAGTGGAAAAGGCCAATAGCGCAGACGGGGATTGAACAAAACGAATGTTGGAGGTTGACGTAGCGCTAGTGCCGCTTAATCCGTTGCCAGCAGTCCATGTAGTTTTGTTGGAGCTGGAATAAGCAAGGATGTTGGTAGTTCCATACAACGATGGCCCTGCCAGCAGGTACAAAGAATTAAAATACGCTGCATCAGTTGCCTGAAAGAAAGGCGGAATGCTTGGGTAATATGTTGCAGTAAATCCACCTGTTGCTAGCGTTGTACTTGTATATGCAACTGGGTATTGCGGAAAGCCAGCCCCAGCCACACCGGGCAAAACATACGTTGAACCGACAACAGATAGATTAAATTGGCTGACTGTATTTCTTAAACAGGTAAAGTTATACGGCGCATTTCCAACGAATGTTGGCATTGTGGTTCCGCTAGAACTTTCGTAAAAACCAAAAAGAGAACGAAATACAAATCTACTCCCGTCCCAAGCAACATATCTTATGCTTGCGGTTGATGTAAACGCTGAGCCAACAAATGTCCACGTAGTGCCATTGGTGCTGGTGTAAACATAATATGATGGGCTGGTGCCGCCAGAAGCAACGGAGACAAACCTAGAGCCACTCCACGCAATTGATAGTGTATTGTTACCAACACCAAGGTTTCCACGATCAGTCCAAGCCAATCCATCCGTACTAGAGTACGCTTTCATGTTGGCGCTCATTACCCATAAAGATAAAGAACTTGCGTATACCAAAGACCTTGTTGTATTTTGAACTGTAGCGGGGCCAATGGTTGTTCCGGTTGTCCAAGATGTACCGTTATCTGCTGTTTTATATGAGAAGAAGCCACTAAACGTCACCATATTGGTTCCGTCACCAGCAACACCGTTTAACGTAGCAGATACGGGCGCAGTCTTCTCCGTCCAAGTCAATCCGTTTGAACTGACGGCAATATATCCCAGAGAGCCAAACGCCACAAACTGTGAGTTGACATAACTAACACCTGTGATCGCAACACTGGGGTTTGATGGTGTGATTGTGTATAAGCTGAAGTTAACTGTGTCGGTGCTGTACGAGATGGTATTGCCCGTACCAAGGAGTAAAGTGACTGACCCGGACGTTGCGGAGTCTCTCCAATATACAACAGGAGCTGGGCTAGGCGCGTTGTTAGTCCATGTTACGCCGGGCTGAGTTCCCCCTGCGCTGGCTGCCGCCAGAAGAGTGCTCGTAATGTCCATGCCAACTCCTTAAGCTGCGTAGCCAGTCAAAGAAGCAGCCCGCCATACAGTGCCGCCATCGCTAGTGACAAACATCAACAAAGCCTTAGTTCCCGCAGAAAAAGATGGTGCAACACTGTTAGGCCAGTACACAGAAGCAGGCCATGTAATAGCACCACTTGTGTAAGTTAACTGCAAGGTAAACCCAAAGGCCGTTCCTGTAGCGGGTGGATTACTAAAAGTAAAGGTTGTTGAGCCTGCGACCGTCTTTGTAAAGTAGGTGGCTGTGGAGCAATCAATGTCAGAGGCGGCAACAGCTGTTACGTTATTGGCAGTTTGGCCTGAAAGCAAAGCACTGTAAATTACCGTATCTGCGGGTTTAACATTGGTTGCATCGTTGTATACAAATGCACGGCGTCCATTAGGAATGGTTACGCCTGTACCACTGCTGTTGCTGATTGTGATGGACTGCCCACCGGTTGTGTTGTTAATCACCAAATATGGTTTTTCAATCGCTGGTACAAACAATGTACGGGTCGCAGTCAAACTGCCAGAAGAAGTTAAATTTAAAGCAAAGTTTCTTGCAGACTGGCTGGCTGTCGTGTCTGTCAAAGTAATGGTTTTGTTGGCATCCGTGGCAAAGTTCACAGTATCCATGCCAACAATAGCCTCTTCAATGGCTGTTCCAATGTTGGAGTTGGTTGTGGTACCCCACGCACCGGACTGCTCGCCCGTGCCGATTAGCTCAAATTTAAGATTGGAAAAGCTGCTTGACATAGTAAATCCTTACGGAAGAATCGGGGTCCAACCCGGTGTTTGGGTATCGTTTACATCTGTCCAGCCAGATGTCTGCGTGTTGTTGACATTTTGCCAGTTTGTTGTCTGGCTGTCATCTACTGCCAACCATGTTGTTGTCTGAACATTGTTTATATCACCCCAGTTGGCAATTTGATCGTCGTTAATATCAATCCAGAGGAAGCCACCAATCAGACTGTCTGTGATTGTTGCTGACTCTAGTACCGGCGCGTTGTAGATACTTCCGGGTGGGCTGACCTGATCTAAGAGCTGAGCAACCGCCAACACAACAGGATTGTAGATTGAGCCGGGAGGAGATACTTGATCCGTAATGTAGGCCGACTCAACTGTCCGTGCCGCAAAAATAGCCAATGCCGATGCCGCATCCGTAATGGTCGCAGTTTCAACAATCCTAGCGTAAGGGATAAAGGTGGCTTGGACTGCCTCGGTTCCTGTGGCTGTCTCGTTTAAACTGACCGGGAATGTTGCTCTTGCCAGCACAGCATCGAGCAGGGTAGCCAGCTCTACAATTGGAGCGCTGTATGTAGAACCCGGAGCGTTAACAGAGTCTGTCAGGGTGGCGATCTCTTGCAATATACCTTGAAACACTGCCGTGGCTGACACTGTATCCGAGCCGGAAACAGCCTCTACAACCGCAGCAGCAAGAGCTCGGAGGGCGCTAATTTGGTCCGTACCCGTGGCAGACTCCGAAACCGCCGCCGCAGCTAACATGAAGCCGTTCACAATGTCTTGTGCCACGGAGGTTTCTGCGACCTGTGAATTGAGCGTAGCGTTTGTATTAAGGGCGTCCGAGCCTGTGGCGGTTTCGGCTATGTTTGACTGGGCAGTGATTTTTGCAGATGCCACGTCAGAACCAGAAGCAGCCTCCAATATTGACGCCAAGTAAATTCTGAAAACAATAGCAGCCGCTTCATCACTGATGTTGGCCGACTCCGCAATGTCAACTGCAAATCTAGCAAATGCGGAGATGCTTTCTGTGGCCGTAGCGTTCTCGTTCAAGGAGGGGTTGTATGTACTACCCGGTGCGTTAACGGCATCTGTGCCGGTAGCAGTTTCAGAAATGTTGCTAAGCGCAGTCAAGAAGGCTTCTGTGAGATCTGCGCCCGTAGCGGTTTCGCTGATGGCTCCAAGGAAAAGGAAACCTGCAGACACCAAATCAGTGATAGTGCCCGACTCAACGATGTTTGCGGCGTATTGCGCATTTGCAGAAACAGAATCTGTAACCGTGCTGGTTTCAGTAATGGTAACGGCGTAAACCGTGCCGCCTGCGGCAACAAAGTACCAACCCAGCGAACCGCCGTTGGTGGAGTTTGGCCCTGCGTACCACTCGTCTACAAGGTCGTACGCCCTGACGTTGTTGATTGCCAGATAGTCTACGTTGGCTGCTTGACCGCCGCCGCTAAAAATCAAAGTACCGGGAGATGCTGCGGATGTGCCGCTAACGGTCAGAACCCGTCCTGCTGCACCTGTCGCCGTCCAAGGGTTTGTCAGGGTCTGGGTTGTAGCGCCCAAAGCAATGGACGTTGCACCTGTTGCGCTGTATGTGTTGGTGATGGTCTTAAAGGTGTTGTTGCCTGTAATGGTCAACGCACCCGCACCGCCTTGGTTGAGGGTGATGCCGGAGTAGGAATTACCACCACCTGCGAATGTTTTGGGGGATGCAGAAGATGTGAGGCTAATTGTGCTTGTGCCGGTGATGGTTATCCCCGTTGCAACAATGTTGATTGCGGGGTTTCCTTGTCCGGAAGAAGTCCACGTTCCAGAGCCAAATGCCAATGTTCTCGTTAAAGTACCAGTGCTGGCAATTGCAAGAGAGCCGTTATTTGCAGAGGTCACGTTATATGTGGCTGCGTCAAAAGTACCTGCAAGATGTGAAAACGCACTACCCGCCCCCAAAGAAAATGCATCCAATAACGTCACGGAGCCACCGGGCGTATTGATTGTTAAGTTTTGAGTAAACGTCTTTCCTGTACTCGTAATTGTCTGACTGCCACGCCCTGCAAATGTCATTGTGCCCGTACCCGACAGCGTAGTGCCTGTACCGTTGATCCAGTTGCCGTAGATTGCTGGCGTGTTGGTGCTTGTTGCCAGCGTCACCAGCGCACTGCCGTTGCGCTCGTTCATGTCAATCGTGCCAATGTTGTAGTTGGCGTTGATTGTGGTAGTTGAACCGCTAGCGGGTTTGGCAAACGGTATAAACGCCGTGTCTTGCGCGAGTGGGAAAGCCGTCGCATCCGCCGACCCGCCGTTTGTTAATGACCAACTTGATGTAGCGGACCCCCAATTAACGCCGCTGGCTTGCGCCCAATAAACCGTCTTAGCCGCAGGGAACGTAATCCCGCTGTTGCCCTTGGCATCACCAAACCGAGTGCCGGAGATCGGAGCAGCAGCACCAGCAATGGTGATGTCACGGAAGTCAATGTCAGCAGCGCCAGCGGTTAAAGTGCCAACCGTCAATGTTCTGGTTGTGCCAATGGTGTCAGACGCCAAAAACGTGCGGTAGGCAGAGGCTGTTCCAGCGTTTAACGTCAGGGTGCTGATGGTTTGGTTGGCGTTGAATGTGACTAGCTGAATACCAACCGTAGTTTGACTTGTAAACGACAACGTATTAAACGTGTTCGTTCCTTGAATTGTGGTTGTGGTATTAGCTGGGGAGCCAAACGAAACATTATTAAACGTCTGACCACCGCCAGCAAAAGTGGACGCTGCGGCGCTTGAGATCAAAGATGTGCCCGCATTAAACGTAAAGTTGTTGGCTGTTGTGAATGTAACAGGTGTATTTGAAGCCGAAACATTTACAGTGCTTCCGTTCAGCGATAGCGATCGAACATTTGAATTGTTTGAAGACAGACCAGCGGATGTTAAAGCATAGTTGCTTGCAGAAGTGCTAAAACTACCATATGTAACCGTAAACACAGTTGTGCCAGTATTTAATGCACTGCCAAGCGTCCACGTTGAGCCAACACCAATAACCGTGCAAGCAGACCCCAGCGTCAATCCGTTGGTTGTAAACGTATAGCTGCTGTTGCCAGCCCACTGCATTGCGCCTGTGTACGTCCGTGTAATCCCCGTAGCAGCAAAACTCACGTTGCCGTGGAAGGCAATACCCACTGTTCCAGCAAAAGTTACGTTGCCAGAAGCGGGGCCAGCCATTGTGAACGAGGCGCATCGGGCAAGCGTTACACCAGCGTCAATTGTGGCTGTATAGGCTGTGGCGTTTGAGGCTGAATCAAAGTTGACGGCATCAAATGATGTTGGGATAGCTGCACCAGATGCGCCTCCTGATGACGTAGCCCACTTGGTTGTGGATGACCAGTTGCCTGTGCCGCCTACCCAATACAGTGTGCGAGGTGCAGGGGTAGCTGTGAAAACAACGCGAGTGTTGTTGGATACGTTTGTGCTGTTTGCGCCAACATAAAACTCGCCGGGGCTTGTTGTCAACACGGTGCAGTCACGCACAGACAGGTAGTCAATACCGCTGTTTGCAGGGCCAGCAATGGACAGGGTAAAGGCTGTTGCTGCCGTGCTTGAGTTGACGGTGACTACATTGCCTACGGTTCCGGTGACAGACCATTTGCCAATGGTTGTAATTTGTGTAGCCGGGAATGTGATGGTGTGGGCCACCGTCTTAGTAGAAGCCAATTCACCAAATGTGTTTGCACCCGTGATAGTTAGTGTGGATATGCCCGTTGTACCGCCAATGGTAAGTTTGTTGTAGTACCGACCGTCACCAGCAAAAGTTCTTGCAGTGGTAGAGGTGTCTGAAAGGACAATGGTGGCCGTGCCAGCAAAAGTAATTGGCGCACCCAGAGGTGTATTCCAAACAGAGCCTGTGCCAGACAGCGTCCAAGTACCTGACCCCATCTTTAAAATGTTTGTTGTTGAACCGCCATTAGTAAAGGTTCCGGCGGTCACGTTGTAGGCAACAGCGTCAAACGTCCCGGCGTTAAGGGTTAGGCCGCGAGCAGAGTTTAAGGACAGCGCGTCGGCAAGCTGCACAGTGCCAGATGGGTGATTGATGGTTACCGGACAGCCAAACTGAACACCGTTGCTGGTAATAGTCTGAGTGCCGTTCTTGGCAAACGCAATGGTTCCGGATGTGCTGGATGACGTAACGCCTGTGCCAAACTTCCAATCGCCGTAAACATTGGGGTTGTTTGTGCTGGTCGTCAGCGTCATTGCACTGGTACGCAACGAGGCATCAAACGTTCCGATGTTCCATGCGGCGTTAATGGTTACGGTGCCAGCAGAGCCAGCATTGTCAAACACAGCAGTGTCTTGAGCCAGTGGAAACTGATTGATGTCAGGTGTGCCACCAGACCCTGTAGCCCAAGCCGTAGCACTCCAATCTTGAGTGCCAGCAAGGTTCCAATAAACCGTCTTGGGTGCAGGGAACGTAATGCCTGTGTTGCCCCCGCAGTCACCTGCGCGTGTAGGTGATGCGCCTGATGCTGCGCCAGCAAGGTTAATGTCGCGAAAGTCGCAGTCAGTGGCAGAGATACTGTTGACCGTCAGGGTGCGCTGCGTGCCAATAGTGCCTGAGAACAGCATGACTCGACGCGCAGCAGTGGTTCCAGAGCAAGTCAATGTCCCGGTAACCGTTTGATTTGCGGATATATTAAAAGTGGAAAGGTTATTATTTAATCCATTACCAAATGTGAGGTTTGTAAATGTATTTGGGCCGGTAATTGATCCAAAGAAATACAACACCACGTTGTAGTACGTAACCCCAGTGCTATTAAAGTTATTTGTTGAGGTTGTTGGGAAAGAAATTGTTGACGTCCCCGCATTAAACGTCAGGTTTGTCGTATTAGTAAGTGTCCAGTTATTACCGCCAGTGGTTGGAGATACAGTGCTGGCGCCAAGTGAAATTGTGCGTACATTGGAATTGTTTGAAGCAAAAACCCCGCAGGTTAGGTTGTATCCCTGAGTGTTAAATGTTCCGTTCGTTACGGTGAAGTTTCCACAGGAAAGCGCACTGCCAAGTTGCACCGTACCACCATAAGTATCGATGGTGATGGGGCAGGAAAATGTTTTACCTGAGCTGGTGATGGTCTGGGTTATGCCGCCAGAAAAAGTGAGCGTAGCCGTTCCGGTAAATGCCGTTCCAGAACCGTTTGTCCAGTTGCCATACACCGTTGTGGCATTAGATGTACCAAGCGTCATTGCACTTGTACGTCCTAACATATCCACATTTGGGCAGTACGCTATTGCTGTATCAAGCGTAATCGTTCCGGTGACTGATCCCGCATTTGTAAACGTAGCCGTATCCTGCGGCAGCGGGAAATTGTCCGTTGATGGTGTGCCTGTAGATGTCGTTGCCCAGCCATTAGCAGACCAGTTCTGCGCCCCAGCAAGGTTCCAATACACCGTCTTGGGCGCATCAAACGTGATGCCCCTGCACTCACCGCGATTGCCGATGCGTGTTCCGCTGATGGGGGCTGATGTGCCACGGACGTACAGGCCACGGAAGTCTGCGTCTGTCAGGCTTGGAGCAGAGTTGACCACAAGGTCTTGTGAGATGCCGTAAGTGGCTGATGCAAAGAATACACGCCTGTTACCTGCTGTGCCTGTGGTGGATAGTGTGCCGTTGATGGTTTGTCGGGAGTCAAAGGTAACTGTGGTTATGCCCGCTGTCGACGGAGCAGTGACGGACAGGTTGTTAAATGTGTTTGCGCTGGTAATGTTTCGAGTACTGGCTGCAGAAGTATTTGTAAACGCTACGTTGTAATATGTTAAGCCCGCTCCGGCAAATGTGTTTGATAGCCCACCTAGAACAATTGTAGATGTATCCGCATTTAACGTTAACCCGGTGCTTGTAACGTTCCACGCAGCTCCCGAAACACCAGAACCCGCGCTGATTGTGGCTGCACCCAACACAAGTGCGCGTGTCAGTACGCCGGTAGAGCTAAAAATTCCGGGAGTTGTAATGTTAAACCCGGCAGTGTCCAGTGTTCCTTGTGTAAGCACAATTGGCGTTGAAACCCCTCCGCCAACAGTAAGCGCACTGCCGAGTGTCCATCCGCCGCCTGCGCCGTTAAAATTTACCGCACCACCAGAAAACGCGCCCGTAAGAACAGTGCCGTTGGTGGTTATTGTTCTGCCGGTGGTCGTTGAGCTAAATGTAATGGGTCCAGTGTTACTCCACACCGTACCCGCCAACAACGACATGGAGCCACGAATATCAATCGAGGGGGTTGTACCTGTAGCAAACGTCACCGTCCCTGCTGACACCGTGATGTCCAGACAGGCCAAACCGCCCGTCATGGTGACGGTGTAGGTTCCCGCTTGATCAAAAAAGACGCTATCCGCTACGGTTGGGACAGACGCACCACTACCCCCGCCGGAGGTAGCAGACCAGTTTGTAGTGCTGCTTGTGTTCCAAGTACCCGCACCACCAACCCAGAAGCGATCACTCAAGGTTATTCTCCTTGTACTTCAGTGCGCCTGCACTATGCGTATCGAGTTTCATGTGGCAAGGGCGGCAAACGGTCCGACCATTATCTACCGCATAACGCAAATCTGGAAAAGCGCACCAAGGCTTAATGTGATCGGCCTCTAGATAAACGCCACGAACCCCGCAGCACTGGCAAGTCCAGTTATCACGAGTAAATACTGCCGCCCTCCAGTCTCGGTATGGGTAGCCTTTCATTTCGCGCTTGCGTTGCTCTCTTGCGCCACCTTGCCACAATGGGTGCTCTGGGCCGTACCGCGCATTTTTGCGGTTTACTTCCCGCATTTTTGCACGAGTTTCTTCAGAGTGACCGCGTTTTTCAGGGGGGACTATATCGGGATGCCCTTTTTGGAACAGGCCTTTATACTCCATGCCCGCACGCATGCAAAGTTTTGAGCAAAACTTTTTCCTCCCAACTTGGTTGGGTTCAATACGCATGTCTTTACTGCAATGTTTGCAGTTGATATGCACGCCCTCGGTTTTGTTCCAAGGGACCAACCCCTTCTGGAACCGAGTGGAAGTGTTGCTCATTTTTACTCCTCAGTTGGAGGAGTTTCTTCAACAACTTCTGCTGGTGGGGCAGTTACGATGGCGATCCAGTTGTCCACACGCTGCTGTTTCATAGCATCAATTTGCTCATCAGTCATGCCGTGGTCGTCAGGCAAATGCAAAGCGTCCCGAAAGACGCCGTGCGGTGTGTCAAATTCAAAGTCAATCTTGACCATGAACTACTCCATTAACCAGCCAAGGAGAATGTGTATGTAACGTTCAATGTGTCACCAGACACAACGTTGCGGTCGCCGGGAGACTGGAAGTCAGCAGCGGAGAACAAAGTACCTGTTGAACCACCAGCGGTGCTGTTGCTCACCAAGAAAGCCCCACCCACAGTCTGCGTTGCATTGATTGCAAAAGAGGCAGGAGATGCGCTGTTGGTCACAACTGATGGGTTGGCATTGGTAGCCGCAGCAAAAGTAGCGGTAGGACGAGCGCCAG